GTATCGGGCAAAGCCCCACGGGGATTGTAGAAGGAACAATGGTATTTGGTTTAGCACTGGATGAGCGTTATCTGAATTGTATTATTCTAGGAACAATTGCCGGACAATATACAGAACAACCATTGACTACCGAGGGATTTTGTGATCCTTCCGGTGCATATCCTCGTTATATCGGTAATGATGTTAATATTCTTGCTCGCGGGGGTGTCAATCCGGCAACGGGTGCAACAACTACCCCTGATAGTGTCTATATTCGAGATGAAAACACTGGCGTTGCAGTAAATCCAGATGACGAGCCATTAGATCAGATCCCCGTTGATGATAATCCTGATTTTACTATCGAAAAAATGTTGCGCGGTGATGAAGGATACCGTGAAAAATGGTATCTTGATTCCGAAGGATACCCGACAATAGGCATAGGTCACTTGATCATCTATAAAAAGACCAGCGACCTTAATATTATCAATGACGAATTATCTAAATTGGTAGGGCGTGAAGTTACAAGCGGAAGAATTACCGCAGAGGAAGTTAGCAAGGTATTTGCTGATGATATAGAAAAAACTCGCAGGGATATGCGTAAACATCCACGAATTGCACCAGTTTATAATAAATGTAATGCTTCACGTAGAATGGCATTAGAGAACATGGCGTTTCAAATGGGCGTTGCTGGGCTAGGTAAATTTAAAAATAGTCTCGCTGCAATGCTAGCGGAAGAATGGAAACAAGCCTATGATGGATTGCGTCAATCAGTATGGGCTAACCAGACTCCCGGACGTTCTAGCCGTGTTTCTAAAATTATTCTCACGGGTAACTTAGAATCATATGGCGTAATTGCTCCTAAGAAAGAGGAATCAATTTCTGATGATCCTAGAGCACGTTTGAGAAATGCCCGTATTGCTGCCTATAAGACGCAGAGAGCAGAAGAAGATCCAGAAGCACCATTTACCCCACAAGATACCAGAATCATGTTTACAGAGCCTAAGAGTTCGTATGCGGCGAGATATCCATATAACCACGTCTACGAATCCGAAAGCGGTCATATCATAGAGATTGATGATACCCCTTCACATGAGCGTTATCATCGTAAACATCCTTCTGGTACATTCGAAGAAATCAGACCGGATGGAACGAGGGTAGAAAAAATTGAAGGTGATGATTATCTCATTGTTAAGCAAGGCCGTAAAGTCAACGTTAAAGGCAATCTGCAAGTTGTTGTTGAAGGTGACGCGCAAGTTTATTATATGGGAAATGTGATGCAGACCGTTGATGGAAACGTTACCGAATTTATTCGTGGTAATGTTAATCAGACTGTCGAGGGTACTGCTAATATGTACGTTGTAGGTGATGTTACCGCGCAGCTTGACGCTAATTTAACGGCTAATGTCAAGGGTAATGCTGAATTGATGATCGAGGGTAACACTACCGAGACAATTAAAGGAAACTATGATTTAACCGTCGAAGGTAATTTTAATATGACCGTCAATGGCACTAAATCAGATCAGGTTAATGGTGACTGGTCGCGTAATTGTGGTGCAAGCGTTAAAGATATTGCATCGGGTACAGTCAAAATTGATGGTAGCCGGATCGATCTGGGCTAAGGAGATAATAATGGTTGAAATCCTCCCAATGTCTGCTAAATTGGAGGATATCAGCGAGCGAGAAGCGTTTCAGGTGGAATTTTCGTATAATGCTACGCCACCTGACGCTAACACAACTTACACGATAAAAGAATTTAAAATAAGTGAGTATCGCCCTAATAAGGGCGTTACTGTCTCAGATACTACCGTCTCTGGGGAATATCGTGATAGTTTCTCGTTAGGTGATGATTCTCTTAAATATATCACAAAGGATTTAATTAAAAAATCTGCCGGAAGTTTTGATGATTTGCCCGATCCTACTACCGCAGACCTATACTATTTTAACGCTCCTACACGCTTACAGGAAGATTATTTTTATAAGGTGACACTTACCTATACCCAAAGTGTTTCAGAGTCTGCTGGAGGCAATCAGGGCGGTTCTAATAGCCGTGAAGGTGCAGGACAAACTACACCGCCAGTAATAACCGAACATACAATAGAAAAATTGTATACTCAAACAGTTTTCGGTAACTGGAGTGTATGGGCGCAACAATTAAGAGATTATGTACATAGAGGCGTTTAATGGCTGGACTATCTTACGACAAAGCACGCACCACGGGACATGAAAACTTTGGTCCTACGGTAATTAATGCAACTCAATCTAAGGTATTCGTTGAAGGTATTCCGGTATTAGTAGAAGGTGATTCTATTACCCCGCATACACGAACAGTTAAGCCCTATGATACACACGGGGGAACTACTATAGCGTCTACCCCGAAAGTATTTGTTACCGGAAAGAAAGCAATTCAAATGGCAGATAGTATAAGCTGTGGCGATACCGTCGCTATGGCCTCACCGAAGGTGTTTATAAAATGACAAAACAGAAGATTACACAAATCCCAGATATTTTTAATGCTGCTACATTCGATGAAATCAAAAGCGCATTAACCGACTGGATGAAAAACCAGGAAGAATTTAAAGATTATGATTTTAATGGTGCTGGCATTAATGTCATGATGGATCTACTGGCATATAATACGCTTTATATCCAGCAATTCGCTAATGCCGCGCTATATGAATCGTTTATTCGCACTGCAATTAAACGTAGTTCTGTAGTGCAAGCCGCACAGGATTTAGGATATTTGCCAGCAAGTAAAACCAGTGCGTCAACTAGTATTATGTTGCATGTTTCACACCCACGTAATCCGGCAAGTATTCGAATCCCACGCGGGACAAAATTTATTGCGAGTGTAGACACACAAACTTCTTATCCGTTCGTTACTACCGAGGATGTTGTAAGCGTTCTGGGGTCGAATGGATTGTATACACCAATGCTGAAAGTTGCTCAGGGTCGAATTGTCCGCACTGAATCATCTTTCGATCCTAAAAAGCAGATTCTGATCCGCGATCCAGATATTGACCGCGCTCAGGTTAAATTGTGGGTAGATGGCGCTGAATGGAAAGACTGGACACGAGAAAGTATTGTTAACGCTACTGGTGCAAGCAATATTTTCTATATGCGTGAAACCGTAGACGGACATACAGAGATTTTCTTCGGTGAAGGTGAATCTACTTTATCGGCTGCTGGCGGTGCATTAGAAGCAAATTATATTGGTGGCCTTAAGCCGTCTACTGGTGCTAATATTGTGATTGAATATATCAGCACTAAGGGCGCGGAAGCAAACGGGTCAGTTAATTTCACCTATGCGGATACCCTAGCATCAATTTCTATCGTGAAAATTATTGAGAATCCGACAAATGACCGTGATTATGTAGGTGCTGATGGTGGCGGTGATCCTGAATCAATCGAGCGTATCCGTGAACTTGCTCCGGTAATGCGTGAATCTCAGCGTCGTTGTGTTACTGCTTCCGACTATGAGGCTTTTGTGTCTAGTCGTTTCGGTAGTATCGTTCAAGCTGTACAATGTTTCACCGATCGAGAAAAACCGGGCTATGCCTTCGTTGCTGTTAAGCCTAAATCTGGTTTACGTTTAACCACGGTTCAAAAAGAAGATATGCGGGATTATCTGGCAAAATACAACCTTGCTCCCATTACTCCGAGTATCATTGATCCCAACTATCTGTATATTAAACAGAATATTAAAGTTTCCTATTCAATCAATGACTTATCTGAATCAGAGCAATGGCTACGTGGTGCGGTAATTGATCAGATTGATGCCTATTACACCGATGAAGTGGAAATTTTCAACCAGACATTTAGTAAATCTAAAATGCTGGCACGTATTGACTTAGCCGATGTATCTGTGATAGGTTCTAGCGCAGAGATTGAAATGGTGCGAGAAATCGACAATTTCTATAAAGCACCGATGGCGGGTATCAAGTTCTTAAACCAGTATAAGAGCGGGGTCAAATCAAGCTCGTTCAACTATGAGAAAGACGGTAAACAATACCCGATTCATTATGTGAGCACCGAAATGGACACCGAGAGCGGATTTGCTAAAATGCTGGTCGGACCATTCCCTGTAGGCGCAACAATTGCCTTACCACATTATGACGGTACTGACTTTGACAAGGAAGTAACCGAGGATGCAAATCTTTATTTTGTGGTTGGTGAAGTTGATCACTACAATGATTTAATCTCATGGGATTTGGGTAAACTCAATATTCATAGTGACTTTTTCACCGGATCTTATATTGAGTTGACAGCGAAGCCAATCGCTGATAACATCTTTACAAGAGACGGATCATTGATCGTATTTGAAAATGATCTCCGTCCTCAGTATACAACCATTAATCTGGAGGCGATTGCTCAATGATTAAAGCGCCTAATGTTACTAGCTTGACAATCGAAAAATTGTCTGCTAATCAGGCGTATATCACATGGGATGATGTAGGCGAAAACTTCTTTTACTTTGTGGAGTTAGCCGAAACCAGAACTCAAGACGGGGAGGAAATCCCCGTCGAGGATCTTACATGGGTAAACCTGGGATATACAGCCGATAATAACTGGTTTGAAGATAAAAACTTGTTCCCTGAATATTTTTACAAGTTCAGGGTAGCAGTTGCCGCAGAAGGTTTTGAGCAAAGCAAATGGATTGAAACAGAAGAATTTCAGACATTTGCAACCAATGCTTATAACTTCTCTATGATGCGTGAATTTAATCTCGCGAATGAATTTGTTAAGCAAAAATTTACTTTGGATAATCGGGATTACATCAAGTTTAATACTGACCTGATTCAAGCGTCCTTGATGAAAGAAGATTTTATCTTTAGTCCAGAGTATGCTAACATCACAAACATTGCAGATAAAATCATTGTCGATGAGAACTTTCACGAGATCCAAGATCACGTAGAAAAAGTATGTAAAGACATTAACCGCACCATGTTAGCGGAAATGAACGGCGTGCTATATTTGTTTGAACGTTTCCAACCTATTGTAAAGGTATCAAACGATAAAGGCCAGACATGGAAAGCATATAAAGCATTTAACGACCGTGTAGGCAATCCAGTTTCCAGAACATGCGTTTATCAGTCTAAAACTACGACCTACGTTCTAGGATATGACCGGATTTTCTACGGGCGACAAGCAAGCGATACTCGCTGGAGTGCCGACGATGTACGGTTTAGTGATGATACCATCACCTTTGCTAAAATTGGCGACGAGAACGATTTAGGCTTTGATGTTGAAGTCTTTGGTGTATTTGCCCGATTGACTGGCGACACCACGAAATACGCCGAAGCAATGGCGTGTAATGATGCCTATTTGTGGGTAGGTGCAAAGGATATTGTACGCCGTATCAGGTTAACCAATACTCCGGTTGATACCGTACAAGGATCACCGACTTTCGGTGAAAAGATTTTCGATCCTGAAATCATCCGTGTTACTGGCAATGAAAAGGCAGTAATTCAGAAAATGGATGTGGTGGACGGGCAATTGCTTGTCTTTGTTACTGGTGAAGTAAAAGAACGTTATCAAGATCCGACTAAACCAGAAAACGTTATCCCTTCCGAGGATGCTGGTGTTTATCTGATGGTTGAAGATGGTCTGTCTTTCATGCGTGTATTCGGGAACACTCCAGAAGAACGAGAATACATTCAGCACGGATTTAGTAACATGTCAACCAATGGCGATGAGGCGTTTATTAGCCATTATAATCATCACTTTGGGGCGATATTACCAGATCCAGAAACTGCATCGAAATATGATGGTATTAGTTCGGCTGTGAAATATTCTCAGGAGCCAACTTATCTCACTGATAAGAAAATTCACCAGACGACATTCCGCGCAAGTTATGATGACCTGCGTATGTGGCAATTAGGATCACAAGCCTATTACAACGAGGCCGATTATACATGGATGCGAAGAAATGGCGTGCGGGTATGGATCACTAATGATAACAGACCACTGGTTGTATATCCAGAGGTTGTGTATACCCAAGAAGTAGATCCAACTGGTATTGCCGATGAAAACCGCATCAATAAAGAAGTATACGACAAAGGGCTAGTCACCTGCTATCTGAATAATGTTAAATTTGAAGGATTCAAACAATATGCATCCGGTGTAATGTTCCATAAGAACACTGGAGAAATTATCGGATTCTATCAATTTAATTATCGTGTACGTGATCAAGTAGGTGTATACTGGAAGCCAGCTAATGTTGCATTCATCGCAGAATTGCAAAATCAGGTTCGTGAAACTCCGTGGGTTCCGGTTCACTATGAACGCGAGATAGATCCAGATTTACGGCCTTTGCTGAATAAAATGTCACCTGATAGTTTCTTGCTGGAGAATGACGGATTCAAGAAATTCTCTGAATATTATCTGCAATTCTTAAGTGATGGTTCCGGTACATATTACAATAAACTTAAAAACCTGATTAAGAACAAATACCCACGCGAGCAAGATGCATATGAGTATCTTTGGTCAGAAATGAACAAACGAAATATCTATGCGGATAAAAATAAACGTGATGCGGTAGTAAGATTCTTTGAAGCTCGCAAGTCAGATTTTTATTCTACGAAGGGCGTAGAGGCTTCTTATAAGTTCCTGTTTAAGTTGCTTTATAACGAAGATGTAGAAATTGAGGTTGAATCTCAAGCCGGATTAGAGTATGATATCGTCGTTAGTTCAACGAACATTGATGAGGATATCGTAGGCCGGACTATCTATACCCCAACCGGAAGGGCTAACGTCACTTATCTGGAAAGGGAATATGAAGGCGGTCGCTTACGCTGGCGTGTAACAATCCATAACTTAATCGGACGATTCGAAGAAGGACAAGAGATCAAGTCAGAGACAACTGGCTTCGAGGGTATGATCCTTGTCGGTGTACGGGGTAAAGAGCTATTGAGTAGTTCAATCGACTATATCAACCGTTCACGCAGCCAATACACCATGAAGATTAAAAGCGCATTGCCAGTTTCGCGCTATGCGAATGATGTAATGCGATTCGTTCATCCGGTAGGATTTGGATTTATCGGTGTTACCCTGCTTACGATGTTCATTAACAGCGGGTTAAGCCTTAAACACACAGAGACGATTATCAATACTCTGAAAAACTATAAATTTGACAGCGGATTGCCTAGCGTGTATCCTGATCGAGTTGCAGACCTTGACGTTGACGGAAACATTAAAATTGATCCGTTAAGCGGTAAGGCACTGTATCTTGACGCACCAAATGCAGGTCAGGAATATCCGGTTCCGGCGAGTTACGATAAAGAGAATAGCCAGTTATTCTATGGTTTAAAAGCAAGCGAACGCAGATTTGCAATGAGTCCGCTTTTTGATCAATCGGCTGTAACGTTCTCTATGTTCCGCGAACTGGTAGAAAAACGTTTGAAGGATAACGTAGGAAATCCACGCGATCCGAAGAATCCGACACAGAGGAAAATTAATGGCTAATGAAAATAGTGTGATCTATCGCTCAATCATTACTAGTAAATTCAGAACAGAAAAACTTCTGAATTTCTATAATTCGGTGGGCGATGCATCCAATCAAATTACAATCTATGGAACGTTCGGACGTTCTACCCCGTGGTCGGAAAACGAAAAAGAGGTGGGCTTCGCGCCCCCTTTCCCAACTGATTCCACGGCTGGTGTCGTTGATATGTGGTCACATATGATGGGCGCGGTCAAGATTAATAAATCACTCCTTGATGCAGTTATCCCCCGTAAAGATTGGGGCGATACCGGGCAGGATAATCCGCGCACGTTCTTTATTAACGACATTGTAGTAGTAAACTCAGCACCATATAACCGGACCGATGTTGGTAGCGGTTGGATGGTTTACCGTGTTACTGATGTACCGGATCGCGGTTATTGCTCAATCTCAAGCATTGATGAGAAAGTAGAATGTTTGAAATTAGGTGGCAAGTGGACGCCTACCCATGAATCAATCACGCCTCCAGTCGGTAAAGGTGATTCAATTGATATGGGCGATGGCTATCGTTGGGAATACCTATACACGATTCCACCGGACGCGGCGATCAACCGTTGCACTAACGAGCATATTGTTGTACCGTTCCCCGATGAATTACGCCAAGATCCGGCACGCTGGGGATATGATAATGTAATCACATGGTATAACGACTATAATTTGCTTTATCGCTTGAAAGTTGTTTCTATGCGTTTTCAGGCGTATATGGATTCAGCACAGTTTCCGACTAGTGCGCTAGTGGGTAATACTGGTTTCCGTCAGTTAAGCATTATCCTTAATCCGCTAGAGAAGAAAGCACGTCCGAGCGATCCAGATGTGAAAGCGACTAAGGAATTATACCGACCAAGTGACTTAGAGCCACACTCAGGAGAGATGATCTATATGGAAAACCGACAACCTATAGTTCGTTCTCTTGATCAAACAGAACTTGTTTCTGTCATCTTTGAGTTCTAAGTCCATGATTTAA